AATGAATACCATCCACGACCTTCTTGACCGCTTCCAAGGTGCCAACAGCCACTCGTTCAAGGTCGTCAAGCTGATGCCGGGGTTCTGACGTGGCACCCCGAAAGCCCAAAAGCCTGATGGAAAGCCTGGCAGCCCCGCCAGCCCTCGCCGAACCCACAATCCCGCTGAGCATCCGCCCCGGAGACAAGATCTCGGCGCTTCTCGAAATCCTGGCCGAGCTTACGGGTACCAGCCCGGCGGAATATGCCGGGGATGGCCTCTCGGAGAGCCTGTTCCTCTATCTTGCCGCTCAACCCGAAAGGCTGGAGCTGGCGGCAGGAATGGTCGCCGATTTTTTGCAGCGGGGCGAAACCCTGCAGCACGGCAGCGCGTTGGATCTTCTGGTCCGCCGTGGCGTTCTTGAGATTCGGGACTGAGCCCGCGCGGGCTCTCCATTTCCTTCCTCGAAAGTTTCTCCCATCATGCTGCGTTACACCCAGACCCTTTCCGCGCCCCAACCTGCGGCTCAAAAATTCGAAGGCCTGTTTTCGATCCTGGGCGAGCTGACGCTCCGCCCCGCCGGCGCCTTGCAAATCCCTGACTGGCTTCACCGCGCCGTCTCCGAGGGAAAGCCCGAGGCACAGACCCACCTTGCTGCCCTGCGGTTGGCCCACGGTCAGCGCGCGCAGGCCGAGGGCCTCTTCGACCGGGCGGCAAGTCAGGGCTATGTCCTCGCCCAAAAACACAAGGCGGTGATGCACCTCTTCGGGATCGGCGGTCCGGCCGACCTGCAGGCGGCTATAGGTCCGATGCGGGACGCGGCAGAGGGCGGCAGCGTCGAGGCCTGCGAGCTCCTCGGCCTTCTCCTTGCCAAAAAAGACCCGATTCAAGCGCGGCATTGGCTGGAGCGTTCGGGCAATTCCCCGGCCAGCGCCTGCCTTACGGCGAGCGACCTCGGCCTGATGCCCGAGGTCGCAGAATTCTTTCTTGGCGTCTTCCGCCTGATGTCGGATCTCTTGCAGACCATGCCCTCCGACACCGGCGATGCCGAGTTGCAGCGCGCCCTGGTCGTGCGGGCCAAGGCGGGCGATGGCGTGGCCTGCCTAATGCTGGCCACTGTTGCCACTGACGATGGCATCGCGCACTGGCTCTGCCGGGCCGCGGAGGCGGGCCAAGAACTGGCCATCCTCGCCCTCGGCTTTCTCGCCCTGGCGGGTCACGGCAACATCCGACAGACCCTTCCCCTCCAGACCTGGTTGCAGGGGGCGACCTCTTCGCTTGCGATTGGCCTGCGGGCATTAATGGCAGGCACGGAGCCAAAACTGATGGATCAGGCGGCGGTGGCTCTTGGTCCGGACAGCCCGTTGGGCAAGCTCTTTGTCCTGCGCGAGGGCTGGGGCATGGCCAGCGCGACTTTCAGGATCCTTGGGACGCTTCTGGCGCGGCAGATCGAAGGGAAGGAAGAGATGTCTCCCTTCACCGTGGCCGTGCAAATGGCCGAGGCAGGCGATGCAGGAGCTCAGGCTTTTGTCGGCATGGGCCATTTCACGGGCCACGGAGTGGAAAAGGATCCCGAGGCGGCCTTCCCCTGGCTGCTGAAAGCGGCCGAACAGGGGGTCCTCCTGGCCCAAAGCACGGTCGCCATCGCCTATGCGGACGGGCAGGGCGCTGAGCGCGACGTTGTCCAGGCGGCGCATTGGTTCGACCGTGCCGCGCAGCAGGGCGTCGTGACGGCGCAGCAGAGCCTGGCCTTCGGGCCGTTCGGCGAAACGGGCCTGTCGTGGCTGCGCAAGCTGGCGGAAGAGGGCGACCTGACAGCACAGAAAGGCCTGGCCCACAGGCTCTTCAAGGGGCAGGGCATGGAGGCCGATCCCGCCGAGGCCGTGAGCTGGCTCCGCAAAGTGGCCGAGGCTGGCGATCTCTCCGCGCAGTTCGTCCTGGCTTGCCGCTATCTCTCCGGCCAGGACGTCGCCGAGGACGAGGCCGAGGCCCTTGCATGGTTCCTCAAGGCGGCGGCGCAGGGCGATGCGGATGCCCAGTATCATGCCGGGATGCTGTTGCTTGACAATGAGGCGCAAGACGACATCCGCGCCGGATTCGAACTGCTGTTCGAGGCGGCTAAGCAGGGTCAGCCGGAGGCCAAGGACTTTCTCGACAGGATGGCAGCCAACCGATCCCCAAAGACCCCCTGAGGCCCGGATCATACCGCAATTCGGACACGGTAACCCGTCACGGACTGCGGGCGGCCCTTTGCAACCTAATGCCTGGATGGGCAGAGGTTTGCTCCTGGCCCCCGGGAAGATATTGCCTTTGACCCTTGCGAGGTATTGACCTTGACCATCGATATCCTTGGCCCCGCTGCCGAGTCCCCCCATGCCCTGCAGCTGCGCGACGGCCTACTCCGCTCGGCTCCCAAGCTTCGCGAAGAGGGCATTCGCCTAGCCATCATCCCCCAAGTCTACGCCAACCGCACCGAGATCGACTGCGTCTTGGTCTTCGAGGACAGCAGGCATGAGGCCGAGCTGTTTCGGACGGTCGAAAACATCCCCATCCGCTCCTTCGTCACCTGCCTCGAATTCAGACCCCAGGGTCGCGACGACGTCCGGCTGCAGGACAAGCGACTGGAGGTCTGGCAGGGAGGGGCATGGTGCGAAGTCTCCGCAGGGGCGCGAGCCCAGGTCTGGGCACTGCAGGATCTGCAAGAGCAAGCTTTCCGGGGCAATCGCCGACGCGGAAGGACGACGGTCCATGCGGGGTCATGGTTCCAGCGCGTGCCCTTGGGGGTCGTGCCGGACCCTCTTGGCGTGGTGCTCTGGGCGGAACCGGACTGGCAGCGGCTGACCGCGCGGCTGATGGTGAACCAGAAGATGGGTGCGGTGCAAACCCTCGTCGCCTCGGGGGAAGATTCCAAACACCACAGCTTCAAGAGCTTGGTAGAGACTCTGACTGCCCGGGTCGAGCCGACTCAGCTGGATCTGCAACGTGTCGATGCCTTGACCCGCAAGCGCTTCGATGCCGACAAGCAGCGCTATGTCGATCGACTGGGAACCGGCCTGCTGATGTTCCGAGGTCGGGCTGGGACAGGCAAGACCTTTGCTCTCATCCAGATGGCCATTCACCTCGCCCGCCAGGGCAAACGGACCCGGATCGTCACTTATCAACACGGGCTGATTTCTGACATGACCCGGGCGCTGAACATCATCCGCGACCGCCATCCGGACATCTCTCCGTTGCCGCATATCGAGACTCGCTGGATGCTGATGGAAGAGCTCTTCACTCTAGCTTTCGGGACAGTAGCATGTGAGCGCGCGCGCGAACTGTACGAGGACCTTGCCGAGCGCGAGTGGCTTTTTCTGCGGGCCTTGGGTCATCCGGCCGACTTCCTGCGCGAAACCATGCCCTGCTGTGCCTATGTTGTTGCGGGCAAGCGGTGCTTCTGCGAGCCGTCCTCGGTCGACTGGGGCGCCATCGCCAGCTACAGCGTAAAGTTTCCAGCGCCTTACGATTTTCTCCTGATCGACGAGGGCCAGGATTGGAACAACGACCAGCGGGACCTGATGTATCGGATCTTTAGCGCTCAAAACGTGATCGTCGCGGATGGGGTAGACCAATTCGTAACCCTCGACCGCTGCAACTGGGATCGCGGCGACATGGTCAAGAATGCCATCGTCACCCTACGCACCTCGCGGCGGACCAAGGCTGCAACATGCGAGACCATCTCTGAAATCGCCCGCGCCTTGAAGGTGCCTGACTGGAATGTCGAACCAGACGTCTCGCTTCGGGGCGGGCGTATCACTGTTCTGGTCGAGCCCGACCCGGCACGCGCGATTGAACGCACCCTGAAAATCCTTGGCCAAGACCTGAAAGTCCAGCCGAAGATGGCGCCCGTCGATGCTCTGGTCTGCCTCCCGCACAAGGGCGCCACGCCAGGGGCCGTCTACCAGAACCTCTTCGATCGGATCTGCAACGCCAAGGACGAAGATTTTTGGAGTGGCTATGATTGGCAGACCCGCAAGCACCGCGATTACCCGAGCCGCAACAGCCAGTTGCGCGTCGTACTTTACGAAAGTAGCCGGGGGATGGAGGGCTGGACTACATTGTGCCTGGGTCTGGACCAGTATTTCGACCACCTCGTCGCCAAGCCGGACATCGACCTTTCGCGACTGAGGGAAAGCGTGCGCTCTGAATTGGGCTTCCTGGACGCCGCGGCTCTGATTGCGGACCGCATCGCCCTTGAAAAGCGGCACTTTGCCTTGCAGCGGCTGATGATCCCCCTGACCCGCAGCATGGACCACCTCGTCATCCACCTGAATGAAGCCCAAAGCGCGCTTGGCCGGGTGCTGCAGGGCATCGGAAAGGGCAGGATCGAGTGGGTATGACCCGTGAAGACGGTGTCCGGAAAGGTCTTCTGACGATTGCAGCGCCAATGGCCTGTAACTCACCGGCGGTTCGTTGCCGAAAAAGCCTTAATGTTGTTGGAAATCAGGGCAGCAGAGCGGAAACAGTGTCCAATTCTCGCCCCCGCAACCAAAAAACAACGTCTTATCAGATACTTAAAGGCCGAGCGTTTCGCTCGGCTTTAGTCGTTTGCAGTCTACATCAACGCCACATCAACACCGCAACAGAAAAACCGCAGTCGCGGGCATTTGCAGGCACTGGCTGGCTTGGCGTTGGCCCAAGCCCAGTCGTCGGCCTCACTCATTTTCAGGTTCTGGAAACCCTTCTTGACTCAGCTCAGCGGGCGAAAAGGGCGGCGCCCGGTCGCCCTTTCGTCTGACCGCCGCATCTTCGCTCCAGATACGCACTAACGCGATGCGAAAGCACCAAAAGCCTGGTCCCCCCGATGTCACCAGAATTAGCTGCCTGTGTATGCTAGTGTCGCCGCCCCCCTAGACACAAGTCAACATTCCTGATCCTCTGCGCTTAGTTTAGCCATCAACGGCCAGTGAGAAATGTATGGCAGCAAAGTACAACATAGGAGTGGTTGGCGCCGGAGCTGCCTTCCAAATGGCACTGCCCGCGCTCAGGGCTATCGGACGCATTGCCATCCACCACCTGGATTCCGGCGCGCCGGCAGGAAGTGAGGAGTTCGACTACTACTCCAATGTTTCCGAGATGCTCAAGCCTGATGTTGTAAGGTTCGCCTACATCGCAACCCCTGTCTCGACGCATCATTCTTTGGCAATCTTGGCCGCATCAAGAGGCATACCAACTCTGCTGGAAAAGCCAATGTTTATGAGTCTAGCCGAGGCGCAATCAATTCCCAACGGCATCCGTAAATTTATCTTTCCGGCTTTTCGCAAACGGTATTCCTCTCCGGCGCAAGCAATAAGGCGCATCCACAGTGCCGGTCGAAACGATGAAGCCACCGTCGAGTATACTTGGCTGGCCCCATATCCGGGCGACACTCACTGGAAGATCTGCAAGGCGATTTCCGGTGGTGGTGTTACAATGGATATAGTTTGCCATATGTTAGATCTAATCGAAAACTGCGTTGGCCCAATTTCAAGTATCGAAACAGAGAACGTCCTCATGCATTCTACGCAAAACACGGACTCTTATCTCGAAGTTTCCGGGACTATCAGCGGCAGATCCAGATACAGAATTCGTGCAGGTTGGGCAGCCGGGGAGAGTGTTCAATTGCTAAGGTTCCGCAATTCAATTGGTGAAGTCCTTTGGACCAAACGTGGCTCGGACCCCGATAGTTCCCTAACAGTAATAGAGGGCACAGCCTCATTGTTCCGCGAATGCCATCGGTCCGAAGAGTACTCACCAATGTTCGCCGATTTCTTAGCGGCAGACAAGAATCGAGACGGTCCACTACCACGGTTCTCCGATGGCCTTCGCAACCTGGAACTTATTTCCACCATCCATAAGAGCATATATTAAAGGTCTCAATATGCAGGATCTATCGAGCCATAGCTGGCCAAATCACCATGCCGCTGGTCGGCGTGAGATCGAGCTTCTAGAGATTGCGCTTGCTGAGAAAGATTGGTCGCACAGTAGCCTCTCGGCCCAGTTCGAGAGCCGCTTTGCGACTTACATCGGCGCGAAGCATGCACTTCTTGTCCCGAGCGGTACAATGGCGGTGTACATGTCCTTGCTCGCTCTTGGGATTCGACCAGGCCAGGAAGTCATCGTACCTGGCATTACTTGGCCATCGGTGATCTATTCAATCATTAAGGCGGGAGGTATTCCCGTAACAGTTGACATTGATGAGGCTACTCTTTGCATGGATTGCAATGCGGTTCGAGCAAGCGTCAATAGTAAGACTTTCGCAATCCTCGCGACCCATATCTTTGGGTCTCAGTGTGATATGAAGGAAATTGTATTGATTGCGAGGGAAAGCGGACTGCAGATTGTTGAGGACTCGGCGCAATCAATTGGAAGTTCTCAGAGTGGGCGAAGATGCGGAACGTGGGGGGCAATAGGAACTTTTAGCCTAAATGACCGGAAGATATTGGCTTGCGGCGAAGGTGGCGTAGTTGTGACTGATGACACCGCTGTTTATGAAGAACTTAAGAGGTTCCAGCTGATTCAGCCTGAGCGACCCTCCCCTCCGCGCAACTTGCCGGGAACGTACAAGATCAGCGAGTTCCAAGCTGCTGTGGCCCTTGCGCAGCTCGAAGCCCTAGAAGGTAAATTATTGAAGATGCAAGAAAATGCCAAACACCTGGAGTCTTTGCTGGTGGACAATGAAACTGTTTCAGTTCAAGGCAAACCAAGTAGCGTGGACTTGCAGTCATATTACAATTTCTGCCTCATTTACAAGGGCAAGAAAGATACAGCGCGCGTAAGAGGCGAGCTTTCTCGACGCCTAAACCTTTCCGTGAGTGCGCCCTACCGGCCTCTATCTGGCATTGTGGATTTTGCTCCGACCGGTCGAGACCTTCCGAAATCTGCCAAGTTGGCTATCGGCAAGATTCATCCAAATTGCCAGAATGCATTCTTGGCCAGAGGTATCAGACTGCCGCATGTTTGCCTTCTTGAGAGCCGAGAAATTATCGACGCCTTAGGCGCGATCATCGCTGAAGCAGTAGCAGATTGAGGGATTTGATGATGGGCGAGCGGAGACTTGTGATCTATCTTTCATTCTTGTTTGTCATTGTCCTTACGATCATTTCCGGAGTGCTTATATTTTTCGAGCGTGGCGGCGCTGCGCAATTTAATATCTTAGGTCAGGAGTTCTCTTCTACAAACATTGGATTGGCAGTTCTATTTCTTGCTGTGACAATCTTTCTCGGCGTAGTTAAATTTTCGGGAATAGCGTCAAAGCCGGAGAAATCCGGCGATCGTATATTCACCTCCTCCGACGAGGCTGGTCAAATTAGTTGGAATGAGTTAATTGACAGCATTCAGAAGCTTGTTCTAACACTGACGGCAGCCGACGGTTTTCGACCGGACCTTGTAATCGGTATTTGCGGCGGTGGCTTGGTAGTTGCGGACATTGTTGCGAAAAGATTGGGCCATATTCCTTGTTTGGGACTTTGGCCCGACAGGCACGCCGGTGCGAAAAAGAGTTTCCTAGATGGTGAGGCGGGAGATGTTAACAAAATTGATCTTGATGGGATAGTCGGAAGCAATGCCATTCGAAGAATTCTAATTGTGGATGACGTCGTTTACGGAGGGTCGACTCTCAAGGCGGCGATTAAGTTCGTGTCGGAGAAGAGCGAGAGTGTCAGAACAGGTAGAACTCAGGTGAAAACTGCAGCGGTTTTTGTTCTGAGGGAAGCAAGTTTTCAACCCGATTTCGCTGTCATCGTAGATTCACGAAATAGGCGGATGATGCCTTCGTCAGATCGACTCCGGCAGTGATGGCATTAACCGTGTTTTTGGTATGTTTCTGGATACTATCTTTCTTGTCTTGCGCGAGCCCGTTTCTACCGGTGGGGCACCGGCGTCGTTTGGATTTACTACTTTTTGGGGATTAGAAAGATCTTGCGGTGATTCGTTTGCTGTCGCCGTTTTGCGCTTATCGTTTTTGGTCCAGTGCCGATTGAATTTGAGTTTTTGAAGTAAAGCCTTCGTTCCTTATGCCGGAATTGTTTACCGCCCCCGTTTGTCGGCTACCGACCAGATCACTGACCCGATGGTCAGCAGCGCGCCGATCACCGGTTCGACATCTGAGGCTTGGACAACTCCTTTGGCCACCAGCGCAGTGCCAGCCACGGTCAGAATTTGGCGGATAAGGGCGAGGATCGCGGGTTTCAGCATGGTGTTCTCCAGTTCAGATTTCATTGGTCGGCAGGCGCTGTTGGCGGGGCGGAACCGTGGCGGGCCAGCGCGCGCCGAGGAGGCGGGTTTTGGCGATGCGGGCGATTGTGACGGCGTCGGACTGGTTGCCGCCGAGGACGAAGAAGTGCGTGTCGTCCTGGCCGACGGTAAAACCGACATGACCGCCTGACCCGCGCTCAAAGATCATCACGGCCCCAGGGATCGGCTGCACCGCCTGCCCGAAAAGCAGCCAGTTGCGGGCCCAATAGGGATTGGTGCCCAGCGCGCCAAGCAGTGGCTCGCCTGGCAGGGCCACGCGGATGCAGGTTTCCACGAAATCGCCGCACCAGGGGTTCTCGCCCGGATCGCCCAAGCTGCGGCCATCTCGCTTCAGCCAATCCATCAGCCAGTTGCGGTCCCGCGCCTCGTTCTTGCCCAGCGCCGTTTTCGCCTCGGTGATCCACGGTAGCGGCCCGACCGGTGCCAGAGAGACTGGGCGACCGTTGGCGGTCAGCAGGGATTTCAGGGCGCGGGCGGTCCGAACGCCCCATTGGCCATCGACTGCGCCGGGGGAATGAAGCCGAACACCGCGCCATCACTGCGCGTGATCTTCCAGCACCAGGCCAAGGTGGTGGTGCCGGAATCGAGATGGGCCTGCAGCCCGGAAGGTAGAGATTTCATCGGCGGACCTCGATTTGAGGGATGGAAGTGATCGACCCAAGGCGCTCGATGTCGAGCGTGACGGGCAAATCGTCGGTGTCAAACCGCACCGGCACATCGAATTCGAAACCGGCCGTCAGGTTCGCCCCGACCGATGGCGGGCTAATGAAGGTGACGATCCCGGTCGAGACATCGGCGGTCCATCCTGGGGCGGCACCTGTCCAGGCGGGTTCGCGCAAGCTCGCGCCGAGGATGGTGACGATCTGCCCTGCCGTGCTGTTGCCAGCGCCGAGCAGACATCCTGTGAGGCCAGCGCCGACCACGATGTCGAAGGACCAGAGCCAGAAGCCGCCGCCGAGGTCGGTGATCACAAGGTTTGAGACCGCCCCACCATTTTGGTTGAAGATCGTCGGCGCGGCGAAAGTCCCCTTGATGCCGCTGTCGAAGTTTCCCGGCTGCAGTCGCAGGTTCAGCCGCGCATCGGGCGATCCGCCTGCCTTGAACCAGACTTGCGCCCGGTACTTCTTGCCCTGCTGAACCGGGACCGAGGCGTGCTGGCGCAGACCCGCACCGGTCGTGCCGAGGTCATAGGCGGCGGTGAAACCGCCATAGGTCACCGCACTGTTCGCCCCAAGGGCCCCAGTGTTCGACCATGTAGCGGACTGCAGATTGCTGGCCGAGGTCAGCAATTCCGGCCCCTGCAGCGTCAGGATCCCGGTTTGAACCGTTCCGGCCACCGGCTTCAGGATCGTGCGGGACCATGTCTGGCCGCCCGAAGTGTAGAGCTTTTTCAACTGAAACGCGGTCGTCGTGCCATCGCCGAGCCCGAGCGGCTGGTCAAATGCGGTGATCGCGGCAGAGGGCAGACAGGACTTGTAATCGGCCCAGTCCTTCCAACGAAACCCGCGCAGGCGGCCGTTGCGTGCCTCGAAGAAGGCGATCACCGCCGCAAGGTCGTCGGCGCGTCGGATCCCATAAGCGGCATCATAAGCTCGGCGCGAGTTGGCCCAAGATGCGTTGCGCTCTTCATCGCCAGAAGCGAGTGCGACAATCTGCGTGCGCCTTTGCGGACCACCTCGCGCGCCCCGGCTGATCATGTCGGGAAAGCGGACTTCATCGAAGGCCATCAGAAGGCCCTCCGACCAAAGGCGACCGCGCGGGCGATGTCGCTCGCCACTTGCACGCGTGACTGTCGGAAGCTCTGCGCATCCCTGGCGTTGATGGTCACGGCGATATTCTGGCCGCCACCGCCCGCTTGCCCGCCCTGTGCGGCAAGTTCGCGGCGCGACAGAACTCGCTCGCCCTTTTGCAGGATGGCTGGCACTTCGTCGGGCCGAAGACCGGCCCAGCCGCCGGAGTGCATCCGAGGCGCACCGGCGAAAGCCAGCGCCGGGATCATCCGACCGGAGGTGGTGCTGCCGACCATGCCGCCCGAATGCAAGACAGGCGCGAAGATTCCACCGATGCCGCCCAGCGCGCCGGAGAGCATATCGGCGATGGGTCCAAGCACCGATTTCCGCACCGCCAGTTTTGCGAGGTCTGCCAGGATCGATGTGACGAGATCGCCAAAGTTCAGCTTGCCGGTTTTCACAAACTCGCCCACCGCGTCCTCGGCAGATTGGACAGCGCCTGGCCGACATCGGCACCGATATCGCGGGCCTTGCTGGCATAGTCAGACAGGGCAGCGGTTACTGCAGCCCAGCCGGATTTGGCCGCATCAGCACCTGCAGCCGTGGCATCACCCGCCGCTTTCCCCGCAGCACCTGCGCCACCGGCGGCGCGGCCAGCATCATCCAGCGCATCGGTGGTGCCATCGGCGGCAGCGGTGGCGGCATCGAGGGCCGCAGCGCCGTCCGTTCCAGCGGCTGCCATCGCCGATTGCAGCGCTTGCCAACTGGTCAGCGGCCGGGTCGCCGCATCGGTCAAGATGCCGGATGCTTCGGAATAGGCGGCGGCCCGGTCGCGGGCGCCGCTCGCCATCGTGCCAAGCCCGAGGTCGGGGGTCTCGAGATAGGTTTTGCCCATCGCAGCCGTGAACGCGTCGGCAGCAGCGGCACCGGCGGCTGTCGCCGCCCCGGCGAAGGGATTTTCGACCCGACCCAGCGTGACCGGATCGAGCGTGCCGATCTGAATGCCGCCCTCGCCCACAGCCCAGTCGGGCAGCATGTCGAGTGCCGCGTTCAAGCCGGAAATGAAGGTGTTGATCCGGGTGACGACGCCGTTCAGCATCGCCTCGACCCCGCCGATCAGCCCATTCGCCGCCTGGAAGGCGAAATCGCCGATGGCGGAGGGCAAGGCGGCCCAGATTGCCTTCACCGCATCAAACGCCCCCTGAAACACGCCGGTCGCCGAATTGCCGAAGCCCACCACGGCCACCAGCGCGCCCTGCATCGCATCGGCCACGGTCGCGGTGATCCCCGACCAACTGGCGCTGAGGCTCGCGACCACCGCATCGACGCCCAATCCGATCCGGTCCCAGACTTCGCTGGCAAGATCGGACAGCAAGCCAAGGGCTGCGCCAAACCCACTAGCGCCCTCCACCAGCTTTGAAAACTGATAGACCAACTCGCCCGCCCCGACGATCAAGGCCCCGATACCAGTTCGGATCAACGCGCCCTTCAGAACGGTCAGCGACAAGGAAAACCCGCTGACTCCAAGCGCCGCGGCACCCAGTGCCACGACGAAGCGCCCCGCAAAGAAGGCGGCAAACGCCCCTGCGATGCTCGCGATTTCGCCGATATGGTCGCCGAGGAAGGCGATGCTGGTCTGAAAGATGCCACCCTTGCGAGTAGCGTCAGCCAGCGCATTGGCCACGGTTTCGAGCGCCGGAGCTACGGCAACGGTCAACTGATTGGTAAGGCCAAGCCAGACGAGCCCGAGCCGGTCGATGGCATCGCCCGCCGTCCGGATTTGATCGGCATCCTGATCCGACACAGCGACGCCGAAGTCGGTGATGTCCTGCGACGCCTGGCGCAGCGTTGCGCTGTCGATCCGGCTGAAAGCCAGCGCGGCTTTGTCCCCGAACATAGCCGATGCCACGGCCGCGCGCTCCGCAGGCGGCACGAACTTGACCATGGCATCCTGGATGGAAGCGATGCGCTGATCGAGGGGCAGCGCCTGAAGGTCGACCGCTGTCAGGTGAAGGCGTTGCAGGGCGTCGACCGCCGTGCCGGTTCCGCCCGCAGCGTCCGAGAGCTTCAGGGTCAGTTTCTTCGAGGCTGCTGCGATCTCGTCCATCGAAACGCCCGCCAGGTCACCGGCGAAGGTCAGAACCTGAATGCTGCGGGTCGTTGTGCCAAGCGACTGCGCGAGATTGGCTTGCGCGTCGATGGTCTCCAGGCCCGACTTGATCATGGCGATGCCAGCCGCGGCGGCGGCCGCGACGGCCACGGCCGCCGCGATCTTCACCCGGGTGGCAAAGGCAGCGAGTCTGGCATTGGCCAGTTCGGCTTCCTTGGACATCCGGCCGAAGCCCTTGACCCCAGCATCGCCCACACCTTCCAGTTCGGCGCGCACCTGTTTGCCGCCGACGGCCGCAAGGCGGACGGATACGCGTTTCTCGGTCATGGATCAGATCCCTTGAATTTCAGGCCAAAGTGTCTTACGTTTTTCGCATCGATCAACGAGGGGTACGATGATGTCCGAGACCGCGACGCTGTCTTCTAAGTTCCAGATCTCGATCCCCAAGGCGATCCGGTCGGCGCAGCATTGGGAGGCTGGGCTGACCTTCGCCTTCATTCCGAAAGGAACCGGCGTTCTGCTCGTTCCGGTCCCCAAGCGTGAGGCGCTGATGGGCATCGCCAAAGGCGCATCCGCCACCGACTATCGTGACCGGTCGGATCGTTTCTGATGGTGCTGGTCGATACCTCGGCGTGGATCGAATGGCTGACAGGCTCGGCGACCGGTGAGAAGCTGAACAGCCAAATGCCGGAACAGTCGGACTGGCTGGTGCCCACGATGGTGCAGCTTGAACTTGCGAAATGGCTGACCCGCGAAATGGGGGAGGACAAGGCGGATCAGGTGATAGCCTTCACCCAGGTGTGTCAGGTCATCCCTCTAGACACCGAGATCGCCTTGGCGGCAGCGGAGGCTTGTCGCGCGCATAAGCTTTCCACCGCCGATGCCGTCATATTCGCGACGGCTCGCCTTCGGGGCGCAATGCTCTTGACCTGTGACGCGCATTTCGAAGGACTTCCGGGCGTGACACTGATCGGCAAAGCCAGCGCCTGAGAGCCGCTATTCTGATGTGGCGATCTTTTCGTTGATACGGCGCACCATCACCGCCTCCAGTTCTGGCAGCAGCTCGGCCGTCACCATCGTGTTCAGGCCCAGCGCATGAGCCAGCGCCAGCGCCACACCCATGTCCCAACCGATGACTGCTTTGCCCACGACACGCATTTGGCCACCGAGACGGCCGACCAGATCCCAGACCTGCCAGCCGTCGTAGGTTTGAGGCTTGTTCAGCCTTGCCGGGCAGTCGGGGCACAGGCTTCCGCAGGCCGCGCAGTAGGCGTCGCCCCCGCCAAAGTGCCAGTCAGCGAGGGCGATGAGGCGTTTTTTTCCGCATCCAGCAGCATCCCGCGACTGACATAGTGCAGGTTGAAGGCCTCGAAGATCGGCCAGAGGGACAGGAGAGCGTCGACGCCCTCAGGGGTGACAGGCAACGCATTGCCGTCCGGATCACCCACGCCTACCCAATCGACGATGGCCCGCCGCGCCAACGCGCCAGCGAAGATGGCCGCCCGAGTGTCGTTGCTGGCTTCGGGATCCAGATCCTGCACGGCGGGATCGGAGCGCGTGGCCACCATCAGGGCGGTGGTCAGCGGCATTAGTTTGAGGCGCACGCCATGGCCGAGGTCGAGCCATTGCGGTTCGGGAGAGAGGTCGAGGCGGATCATCAATAACTTCCAATGCTGTTGACGAGGACGACGGTGCACATTCGGGCGGGGCTGGTGGCCAAGGCAGCCTGCCAATCAAAGGACGCCTGGACGCCCTTCGGGCCTTTGATTTCGATGCGGGGCCGGGGGAGATAGACGGCATGAGCGGTCAGGGTCAGGCTTTCGCCGCTGGCCAGCACATAGGAGAACTCCAGCGCGGCGGCCGTGCCGTTGATGGCTTGGGTCAGCAGCGCAGTGTCGGCGAAACGCACCTCGATCTTGCCGGTCAGGGCCGCGATGGTGGGGTCCGCGCCGTCAATCTTGGCGTCCGAGCGGATGGTCTCGATCCGGTCGAGGTTGTTGGCATAGGTCAGGTCCGCCGAGACGATATTCCCCAGCGCTACACCGTCACGCTTGATCGCCCCGTTGAAATGGCCGAACCGCTTCAGGGCGATGGCAGCAGGTGTACCTGCGGCGGTAGCCCCGGCGATGCTTTCCCCCTGTGCCACCAGCATGGCCTTGGCACCGAGCAGTCCGGAGCGTTCCATGGACCAGGACAGCGCGTCCAGAACGCAACCGGAATACATCGCAAAGCGCGGGACTTCCGGCATGGCGATTTCGATGGACATGCTGGGAAGGGTCCAATTGCCCGACATGAACGTGTGAGCGTTCAGGCCGCCGGTCAGGTTTGCACCCGAGACGACGCCATTGGAGGCGGGCGAAGTGGACGCGGCCAGCGTGAAACCGTTCCCCGCACTGCCGAGGATATCATAGACCATCGTCAGCGCGGTGGCCGTGCCGGTGTAAGTCGCCAGTGCCACGCCTGGCACCACGCTGGCGTTCAGCGCTACCGCAAGGGCCGTCATGGTCGCCGCGAGGTTGGCACCTATGTTGATTTGGTTCCCCGTCGCGCCGGAGGCCACGAAGGTGAAAGCAGTGCCGTTGATCGTCAGCGTCGAGTTGACAGCGGGCTGGGCCGAAAATGTGATCGACCCAGTAGCGGCCACTGTCCCCGCCGTCGTGGGCGCTCCGAACGCCGCCTTCAGCCAGAAACCGACCCAAGCGCCCTCGCAGGGCGATGTCGTCAAAATCCAGTTCGACCCGAACTACACCAACGAGGCGATCACGCTTCTGCTCGGCACCAACTACAAAGCGGGGTCCGTGCTGGGCAAGATCACCGCCAGCGGCAAATACAAGCTGGCCACCGCCGCCGGGGCCGATGGCGCGCAGATTGCGGCGGCCGTTCTGTTGAACCCGGTCGATGCCACCCTCACTGATGCCACCGGCATCATCCTGGCACGCGGCCCGGCTGTCGTGTCCAAGGCCGCGCTGGTCTTTGACGCCTCCGTCAACACCGCGCCTCTGACCGCCACCAAATGGGCTGAACTGACCACCGTCGGCATCGTGCCGCGCACCAGCGCCTGATCGCCCCCCCCCTGAAACTCCGGAGAAAACTATGAACGCCATCATCCGCAACCCGTTTGACGCGGGCGGCTATTCGCTTGCCGAAATGACCCAAGCCATCAACATCCTGCCCAACCTCTATACGCGGCTGGGCGAGATTGGTCATCGGCGTCGAGCAGTTCGTCGATCCGCGCGCGCACGGCCGGGAAATAGACCTCAGAGCTCACCTTCAGAGCGTCTGCAAAAAGTTCCGGCGGCGCGACCATGATCGGCAGTTCCTCCCGGATGATGGCGTGAAGCCGTTGTTCGCGGCGCAGGGCTTCGCGCCCAGACGGGAACTGCACCACCCGCGAAACTTCGATCGTTACGGCAGGATCGCGCCGAAGCTGAAACGTGGCACGGCCGATGGGGTCCCGCGAAAAACCGATTTTGAGGAGCCTGGTGCCGTCGCCCAGCGTGACCTGCAGCCGATAAATGCAGATGGGCTCCCGCGACCAGCCCTGTCCGCAACCCTGGCAGGTGAACCGACCGGTGGTCATGTTCACGCGAGCAACGGATTGCAGCGTGCCGCAATGGACATGCTCATAAAGCCGGTAGTCCGCACAGCCCGCCGGATGGGCGCCGCGGGGCCTCCAGCCCTTCCCCGAGGCTGTCTGGTCATCGCGATGGCCGAGGCACACATCGCAACGCACCGCCACCTCCCCACGTGCCGCACGTTCCACGAGCTCGAACTGACGCCGAAGCTCATGACCGCAAGGCCCGCGGTAAACGGCATAATGCCGCTCCCGGGGATCACGACGCAGCATCGTCAGCCCCGCCCGTCGCGCTGTCGACCTCTGCCGCGCAGACAGACACGGCCCGCAGATCGGCTGGTTGTTCATCAGGACAAAGACCTTCGTTTTGGTCAGACCACCACACCTGTTGCAGCGCAGAGCGACATGGTAACGGTCCGAAACCCGAGCCGCGATTGCGTATCCCTTCCGCCTCGCCGCATCATGCCATTGCGCCGGAATAGCCCGCCTATAGATAGTCTCCGCCTTGTCTTCGATAGCCAGATGAATTTGGTTTTGCTTGTTTGTAGGCATAGGGCCTCATTCCCCAGAATAGGGGTCCCAATTCGATTTACGTTTGACTTGGGGGGTCAGGCAGCCCGATCGAAAACTTGAGCAGGCTCGGGCGCTGCAGGATCAACACAATGGTCAGGGCATTGAAGCAGGTTCTCGAAAGCTTCTGAGAATGCATCGAGTGCGATCATTTGGGCCCTGGGCAGGGTCCGAGAGTGTCGGCGCCATTGCCGCTTGCGCAGGTCCTGCGCCAGTTCGCAATATTCGCGGACTTCAGAGGACTTCATTAGCCTGACGAATTCGGCGCAGACCTTCTTCAACCGCGCGGCCCAGGTCTCGCAACCGGCGATGAGCATCACCACCTCTGCCCGATTGACCACCTCTGACCGCATGGCCTCGGCGGTCTTGATCCATCCGTCGAGCGCCGGATCCCATACATCGTCAACTCCAAAGGCTTCGATTTCCGCCAGATCGGAGAGGCTGGCGACAAAAGCGTTGAAGGCGTTCAACACCGGAAGGGTCGAGCAAATCTGTTCCGGTGCGGCGAAGGTCATCTGAAGGTTGGTCTTGGCTAAACTCCATCTATTGAGGCAGTCTAATACGATTCGGTTGCGCTTTTCTGTTCTCATCTGATACAAATAGATCATGAAAATCGAGTAATCAAGTATAAACCCAAAAAAAAGATATAAAAGGATCACCCATGTTCTTTCGGGCAGCTCACTTCCGTGCCGCGCGGGCCATGCTGGATGCAAGCCAGGCAGAAATAGCGGCATTGGCTGGCATATCCCTGCCCACGTTGAAAAGACTAGAGAGCGAGAGTTCAGGGCCGGGGCGGGCCAATTCCAGCAACGTCGAGGCCCTTGCAAAAGTCTATGTGGACAAGGGCATCCGCTTTCATTTCCCGGATCGAGATGGCCTCATAGGCGTCTCGCTCGACAACGACTGATGTCTTCTCTTCCCACCATGGCCCTTACGCCTTGCCAGAATTGCAACCCAACGATCGCCGTCAGCACTTTCATGCCAGAGCCTGACGCCTTTCTTGCGAATTGCCTGTTGGTCGAAATCGAGGTCGACCCAGCCCAAGCCAAGATCTTTGCGCTTGCGGCCGGGTTACCTGATGATCGATTCATGATCCAAGCAAATGGAGTCTTGGCCGGCACCTCAGGTCTCGCCCCGGATCCGGTAGTCGTGCTGGCATTTGCTGTCCCGGGTCAGGTGGCACAGGTCGACGAGTCGGGTTCCGTGGGTGACTTGCGTCCAGCTCTCATGGCCATAGGCTCCAGCGTGACTCCAAGGGTACGCTTCTTGCCCTTTGCAACCATCCGCGCGTGATCGACATGTTCGTCCCAAAGCGGACGCTCAACCCAACTCCTTTGAATGGCAGCTTCCATGCGCAATTCGTCGGTGTGCATCCCCGGCAGGACGTCGCGTGCCGTGCCCGAGAGAGATGACAAGCGCCACTACTAACGTCACAACAGGATCGAGATCACGTTCGGGCGACTGAAGGATTGATAGCAGGGTCGCAACGCGCCATGATAAGCGCCCGAAGGCATTCCTCTCGGCAAATGCCCTGAGAACACGGTATTGGAAATGCTGTTTTACAGTTCCGCCGCCCTCGGTCGGGAGAAGTCGATTTCGCCAAACTGGAATGAACTTGAATGAAGTCCGACAACGCCCCCTCGGCCGCTTTAGAAAGTGGATGAGGTTTTCCACTTACAGTCGAAGACGCGTGGCATTTCGGGCGTTGCAACGGCGCACAGTCCAGTGTGGTTCGTTCATCGCGCATGATGTCAGCCGCAGGTGGTGGTGGCAAGGTTCAAGAGTTGATGGTCAAATCCTTCCAGTTCTTTGAGGGTGCGGTTGCAACCAGCGCACCGATTGCGGGCGCAGGCCTATGACGATCTATACATTCCAGATATTCGGCTATGGTGCCAACCCCGAGGCCAGCAGTGGCGGCGGCGTCACAACCGTTTCGCCAGGCGCGCAGCCAATTGCCGTTAGCGTCAACGACAACGACACGGTTCTGAACGAAGTTTCAACCGCCATGGGCGGGGTGGTTGACAGCAACGGCACCTACGGTCGATGCGACGGCGATGCCTGCCAAGATCACCGCGGCCCTGACCGTCACGCGCGGCGGCAATCCGGCGCAGCTGATGGACATCGAAGGCCTGACCGGTGACGGCGAGGGCGGCTTCTGGCTGGCGACCGAAGGCCGCTCGGACCGCATGATCCCGCATGGGCTGGTCCATGTCGATGCCGAGGGCGCCATCACCCAGGAAATCGGCCTGCCGCCAGAGCTTTTGGCCCATGAGATCCGCTTTGGCTTTGAGGGGATCGCCAAAGTGGGCAATGTCCTGTGGATGGCCGTGCAGCGGCCCTGGACCGATGACCCCAAGGACATGGTCAAGCTGGTGTCCTATGACCTTGACACCGAGACCTGGGGCGCGGTGCATTACCCGCTGGAAGCGGCAGGCGAGGGCGCCTGGGTGGGTCTCTCGGAAATCACGATCCAGGGCGACTTTGCCTATCTGATCGAGCGTGACAATCAGGTGGGACCCTCGGCAAAGACCAAGATCCTGACCCGCGTGGCCCTGGCCGATCTGAAGCCGGCCGAACTGGGCGGGACCTTGCCCGTGGTGAAAAAGGAAATCCTGCGCGACCTGATCCCCGACCTTGCCATGACCCATGGCTATACCCTGGACAAGGTCGAAGGGTTTACCATCGACGCGGCCGGGAATGGTTATGTCGTCACCGACAATGACGGTGTCGACAACTCCTCGGGCGAGACGCTGTTCTGGACGATCGGCGCCCTGCAGTGAACCCAAAGGGCCCCCGGTGCGGTCTGGCCCGATCCGGGGGCCCTTGCCTTGCCAAAGGTCTCGCTTTCTCGATGCGGGTCTTTTTCGCCGACCCTCTGATTTGTGGCCCAAGAACGGGTGCCGCAGCGGGACGTTCTTGTGAAAAAGCGGTCGCCTGATCTTGAAGCGGCAATCCGCCAGCGCGGACAAAGTCGGTTCTCCGCGCCGGAGGCAGGAAGGCTGGCCAACAGGCGCATGGCCCAGCTGGTCGCCCGATGGTCCTTGCCGAAGTCCGCCAAGACCCGCGGACCCTGATCGAAGCCTTTGACGACCCGATCCTTGCGCTGCTTGGCGGGACGGACACTCAAGG